GGGACGATGAACAGTATCAACGCACCAAAGTAAGCGGGCCCAAATAAGATACCCAATGCTTGTACCCAACCAGATCCGTCGGATGCATCGGATGCATCGGATGCATCGGTTCCGTTCGAACGATCGCCTCCCGCACCGAACATAGTTTTTGTTATATCCCTGGTTATAGAAAATGATTGTGTCGTCGTGTCCGACACCCATTTTTTAATTGCAATCCACAAGGGAAAATGTAAAATAGATTGGAGTAACAGCATATTATTGTTCCTTGTATATGAATCAAGCAAAGCATTGTCATTTTTCCCTAATAAATTATACGGAATCCGCGATAATCCTTCTTCCCCCGACATTGCCCAGTACGATTTGCCATTATCAGTTGATGTATACGGTGCATTTTTAACATCACTCGGAAAATAAGAACGGACGAAGTCAATCCCTTCGGTTGTTGTTGCTAACGTGGAAATCATTACCCCAATATATGCCCACACGATCATCTTCACGAATGTAATAAAACACGCATTCAAGTAATTCGTGTGCTGATTTTCAAGTGCCTTTTTACGTGCATTCCTTTTATCTGCATTACTTTTCGTATTGGTATTAAAAAATCGATTGAATAACTTGTCTAGTCTGACCATTTGTCTAGAACTCCAATAATTGTTACATCATCGATATATAATAATTATTTATATACAGCCGATCGACTGTATATCAGGACAACATCTAGTCCCCCAATCAACATATTCACTTTATTAGTTTCTCGTATATTGCCTTTGCGTCCACTACGCGGTTCTTCTTCAAAATATAATACCGATTTAGAAACGAAATTTCACGTTCTTCTATACTCATCCTATTTGCTGTTCCATAATTTCTAATATTAGTATCTGATGCCGTCGTATCGAGCATACGACGGTGTAGTTCGGAAAATAATCCTGTCCCACCACCCGCTGTTGGCATATCTTCGCTAGTAACAAGATCAAACCCGTAATGACCAAACGTCTCCACCAAATATGTTGGGTGTACTAAATATTCCCGAAATACCTTGTTTATTGTTTCTTGAAATACATCAATAGCCTTTCCGAGCGATGTTTCGTCGGGAATAAATGATTCATCTGTATATTGTTTTGTAACTCCCCATATTTTCTTCTTATTTCGGTACAATGCCGATTCTGCACCAAGTTCTTTATTTCGCAGTTTTGTAATAATCGATGGTCCATCGTAACACGTTGCGATGAAATATCCTCCATTCTTTACATTCTCACAAACATTTCGTATGAAATTATGGAATGTGACCACATCCTTGCACATGTAATGAAGCGCGAATTGAATAGATGCAACATCAAATCCATCTTTAACTCGTCCATACATTCTATACACACCCTTTCCAAGTACCGAACTATCCTTCTTCCCCTTCCCAACCAATGCATCGTTGGTCATTCCTCCTCGATCGCTATAAAATGCGTCTCCGTTGCGAATTAATTTTCCACTGTCCGCGTGAGCAAATATACAGTCTGGTACAGTATGATACTTCGTCCTATAATTCAAATATCTGGCACAACATCCGTCCGACTTGTTCTCAATATTATCGACCGATATATCCAATCCATATACAAATGATAATTTACCGTGAATCCATTTCGGTATATCACCACCCTTCCCAACTGCGAAATCTATCATCGTATCGCCCGAATTAGACGCTATGTTCACTAAGAATCTTTTCACGAATAAATTGTGGAAATCCCGTAGACCACGGGTCTGACTTCGTCCCGCCAAATCACTAGTTGCGTAATATGTCTCACTATCATCCGCTGTATCTGGAATATCTCCCCCAGTACTCAACATTAGAGGTGTAACTGGAGTATGAATCGAATGCCAATTATTGTTGGCAACATTGTAATCATTTCCAAATTTTCTATCTCCCCGACGATAATCTTCTGTCTTGTCGTGACGGACCCGAATTGGTTTCCATCGCCATCCTGGTTCCGCATCAAGGTCATATCGGAATTCGATTACTGTTTCATCTTCCATAACTTCACCGTTTTCTGCAAACATTCTACCAGTTCCATCCGATCCAATCGATACATAACTATTGCTTTTATGTGCACTCTCGTCATACGGTTCGGTTGGATAGAATAATGCAGGAATATATGATAGGTTGGATCGATCGTTTGGTTTGGATCGATCGTTTGGTTTGGATCGATCGTTTGGTTTGGTTCGATCGTTTACAGCCCCACCACTATATTCAGTAAGGCGGTCATCCATTATATCTCCACACGGGTTATTATACCCATATCGTTCCGTGTCGAACCCCACACGCAATTGCATTGTCTTGAACTGTTGAATTTGTCCTGACTGGGTTGAATCTGATCCAGCAACCCATCGCGTCATATCTTCGCCTCCGACATTCTTCTCAAATGTCACAAGAAAATCCACTGTATTGAATTCGGGTGGTTTCCATTTGAATGATCTGTTCCAAGTCACTTTACGATTGGGAGATGGTCCGATGACGGAATCTTCTCGACCAACTCCTGTATTTGCGGGGGTGAAGATTAATCCGTCGGTCTCATATTCGAATGATTCGGTCTCCATATTGCGCAATATCTTTGCACAACTATCGAAAATTGGGTGGACTGCCGATCCCTGGAATGATTTGGATATTACTCGCATTGGTAGTGCGCTCGTTTTTTGTGCAGTAAAAGGGATGAATTTTAGTCCTGCGATTGTTTTCTGTAAAAGAGGTAAACGGTAATTTTCCATCATTGTTGAAGTCATTTTCTTGCCATCGGTCTGAACTCCCTCCAAATCAACAAAGTGGTTCTGTCTTACGTCTCGTCCCTTGTGATAATAAATATCAAATGCCGCGTATAAATTAATAAACTCCCCCCGACGATTTCTTGGGATATGTTCGCCGTCCAATATCGTATTAACCCATTCGTTTGAATCAACCATCATTCCCGTAAACTCACTATTCATTGCCGTTGTTATTAAATATACTTTGCGATTAGGGGATACGAATAAGATTTTACGATCTCCATCGGCCTTTTCTGTTACTGTATAGTTGGATCGAATATTAACAGTCGACAGATTGGGATTTTCGGGGACAATATTTTTCAGTCGCAATGTAACAGATGATGGACCGATGAAATCGGCAGAACGAATATTTCTATGAATATCATCCGAATCCCCGTGAACAGTTCGCATATAATCCCGTAAAACAGTTTGTTGTTCCTTGTATGAAATTGGGAAATTCGTTCCTTGGAGCCCAGACAACACGATCTGAATGCCTTTTCGGAGCGATGCATATACCGTATCTGGGGTATTGTATTTTGGTACGGCTGATAGTCTATCTTCTTCGATTATCGGATTCAGCATTTCAATCTCCATTTCGTATGAAACTGGTTGATTGAATACTCCCGATTCATCGATTTTAAATGTGGGAATAGAATAATTTCCTCTATTCGGACCCCTTCCCCCAGATGATTTTGAACTTTTTACCATACTCATATCAACTTTAAATGGGAAATTTTTATGGTGGAATGATACACGATTTATATATCGAAATGTTTTCTTACTATCGTTCCAATCTCGAATCATACCTTGAACAAGTGGAGATGACTCACCGAGAATATTTTCAACTTGAAGAGCAATTCGAAAGTTAAAATCGTCAAATTCGAGTGGTTGGATAAATTGTCCGACATGACTTGATTTAAATCCCATTTTCTGATTGAATATAATACCATTACTGCTTGGATTTGCAGGAATTGAATTTGTGCGACAGTATGCTTGAATATTTGGGATACCAGTTAATTCTGTTCGGATATTTGACATTTTGGTTTCTCCCGATTTTTTATTTGTATATTGATTCTGAATACGAAGTAGTGATTGATCGGCCTGAACAGAAAACCCTGCAGACAATAGCCGTCTCACCACATTGTCGTAGTCGTTTTTCAAGAATGGTTTTTTATTTCCACGGGTACCGAATCGGACTTCCAATTCATTATTTGAATCATACATAACCGACTCTAAGTATGTTTTGAAAAATTCGGATATTTCCTTTTTCGTTGCCATTGGTTTCATTGTATCTCTGTCACGATTATTTGTTTTTATATGTGGATTATTCCCATATTGGGGTTTGCCATATATACCGCTCATGATTGTTGTACTATTATAATATAGTAAGACAATCCATTTATATCAAAATCAATTTTATTTTGAAAAATCGACCATTTTTACATAATAATTCGGTGTGAAATATCATCGTATAAGACGCGCTTTGTCTTTTTTTTACCTGAATCGGTATAAATCTTTATACCAACCTTCTCTGCGAATGATTGTAAATCTGGTAACGAATATACGGAGAATCCTTTTATTGGTTTTTTCAAATCAGTGATTTCATATTTAGTATTAACGACGTCAGTTCCATCTGCATTGATTATTTTATATTTTCTTGCACCAGAAACATCAATCGGACTGATAATATGTACATTGTCGATTTTATTTGTATTCCTAATAAATGTATGAGTGAATTCGAATATCACATTGAGTTCATATGTATGTACAATCGCGTATGCGGCGATTATATCAATTCTGCGCTGGTTTAAAATTGTATCAATAACTTCAGTAGAATTTATTCCAACTGCCTTAAGCGCATCATTATTAATACGAATACGCTCAATCATTTCGAATTTAGTTTTTTTTTCAATTGTAAATGCCGACCGATCACCAAACTCATATTGATCCACACCATACATCATTATGTAAATACACCAGAATAACGTATCGTGGCGCGTTGGTGCTGTGGTGGATGATTCGGTTGTATTGATACGATTAGTGGTGGATGATTCGGTTGTATTGATACGATTAGTGGTGGATGATTCGGTTGTATTGATACGATTAGATTCCATACATTTATATTTTGTGAATTTTTTATCATTTATTTTTAATAATGTATATTCTTCTAACCCAGTAACCATTCCCAATGGTATGGTGCAAAATTGTTGTAATTTGTTCATTGTATTGTTATATATACAATGATTCTATTTATGTAGTTTATTATACACATCACCGTTTGATAAATCCAGCGGACAGTTTACTAAGTTCCTTGTCGGCATTTTCTAGTTCGATTCGACGTCTTTCTATATTCGGGTCTGGTGGTAGAATTGTATCTTCTTCTTTATGGCGTAAATTGGTTGGCTTAAGAATCATATTACCGTTGCGGCCAACAGATTTAACAGCAAACTCTTTTGTATAAAAGTCGTGATATGCGTCGACGACCCCATCTTTAATACTAACAAACTGAACTCCTGAATTGAATCCTATTTCTGGATCAGAGTTTTCTGCGGTAGAAGATAATACAGGGTATACCATTGTTAGGTTTGTTTGTGTTTGTATTTTAAATGCATCGGATGATCGAATAATTTCATCCATATACAATGCGTGGTTATATGTTGTACCATACATTATATGAACCAAATCATTTAAATCACTACTTTTGACAAGTGCACCTGTACCACCATTTCCATCAACCATTATGACGGCTTTTCCATAAAAATTTCCAATATCTCGTTTTGAAATGTCTTTTGTATCAGTGTAATGCCCTCCGTACCTGTTTTTAATTTTTGATACCAACGTTGCAATTTTATCCACAATATTAGAGTGTTGTGTTTTTAGTCTAATATTAATAAATAAAGGAGAATTCGCATCACCGTTTACTGTTCCAGAATTGAATGCGTGTGAATTAATTGTCTTTATACAAGACGCAAATGGTATTACATTTAGACTTTCAAATGTATTTGGATCTTTTGAAGAAGATGTTGCGACGACGGGTACGCCCTTTAATGAGAATATTTCGAAATCCAAACATCTATACCCCTTACTAATTACAGATTGAAGGGTTGTTGTTGATATTGGTGTATGTACTATATTATTCGAAGCACACGCATTATGAGCAGTTTTGAAATAATAGTCACATAACCAATTCCCCGACTCGGCGTTATGTTTACCACTGAACGCCTCTATACCAGCAACCTTGTCTGAAAAAATGATCCATACATATACTATTTGAATAAATATCACCAATAATAGTATTAGAATACTTGCCATTACAACGTCATTTTTTGCCGTATTATATGCATCCGTTATAACATTCCCTATTTTCATAACATTATCGATATTTGATATTGAAGGTATCGGTGGTTGTGTATACATTTTATAAATTTGTATTATCTAACTACTATAGTTTCACTCGAATATAAATATTAGTTAAATAGTATATACACATATTGTAATACACATACCTATACAATGCCTGGTGGATTACTAAATATAATCGCGTATGGAGACCAAAATATATTCATTCATGGGAATCCAACCAAGACACATTTCAAAACAACCTATGCCAAACATACAAATTTTGGACTTCAGAAATTCAGAATAGATTTTGATGGATCAAGGACGCTCGATATGGATAGCGAGACAACATTCGATTTTAAAGTTCCTCGATACGCCGATTTACTGATGGATTCGTATATTGTAGTGAATATGCCTCATATATGGAGTCCAACAATTCCCCCATCAAGTGAAAACGAACCAACAGAAACAGATAATCCATCGGATGCATCGAATGCTACCCGATGGCGGCCATATGAATTCAAATGGATAGAAGATTTGGGAACGCAAATGATTAAAGATATAGAAATATCAGTTGGAAGTCAATTGATTCAAAAATATACTGGAAATTATCTACATAATATTGTTCATCGTGATTTCGGTGTTACGAAGCGTACATTGTATAATGAAATGTCTGGTAACACGGCGGAAATGAACGACCCCGCGAACTGTTTCGAACGGAGAAAGCAATATCCAACCGCTTACTCAAGTGACGGGGCGGCAGCGGAACCGTCTATTCGTGGCCGTAAATTGTATATTCCAATAAATAGTTGGTTTACTCTATCTAGTAAATTGGCATTTCCTCTGGTCAGTCTTCAGTATAATGAACTACATATAAAAATTACATTTCGACCCGTACGCGAATTATTTGTTATTAGAGACGTGATGAATACGTCGTACGACCCAAATATACCGACTTTATACGTACAGTCAAATAAAGGTGTCCCAGAACACAATTTTTATAGATTTCTTCATACGCCCCCAGGAAGAGATATACTGAATACGGAGTATCCAAACAAACGAAGTGATTGGAGTCCCGATATTCATATTATATCAACATATGCGTTTTTAGACGAGGATGAAGTGGACATATTTGCTCGAAACGAACAGACATTCCTCATTAAATCTGCATACGAACAGTCATTTCATAATATAGTTGGTTCAAATAAACTTGAAATTATTACGGCGGGAATGGTTTCTGCTTGGA